CTAGTCTAGCCTTAATTCTCGCTTTTGCAGTTCCCAGTCAGCGGGGATCGGCCTTAACAGGTGATCAAGCTGCAGATAGTTCGGCTGCCGACCATCGAGAATCGCCTCGACGATATCGGGGGCGAGTAGGGTCAATCGCAGGATCCGGCAGACGTAGGACTGGTTGATGTTTTCGGCCGCGGCTAGTTCGGTGATGGTGCCGTATACCCCAGTTTCCAACAGCCGGCGCCAGCGGTACGCGCGGGCAACGGCCTTTACCATGGCGCTGTCCATGCGCGCCCGCCTCGGCGTCCACCCGCTAGTACCGTCAGGGGTGACCACGAGCTTGCGGCCGCCACGCTGGCGTAAGCGCAGCGGGATTTGGACGAGGATTGTTCCATCCTTCTCGCTGAGGTTAGCGCCAATCGTCATGCTGCTGCCCTCCGATTGAAGTCGGAATCGGCCGGACTGCGTAATTCATCGACCAGTTTTGTCAGTCCCGCGGTGCGCAGTCGCACATCGAGCCGGTCGAGGTGAACCTCGACGCGCTCGACCAGGAGCTGGACGATGCGCATTTGCTCGGCCGGAAACAGCTCATCCCAAAGCGGATCAAGCCGCTCCAGCGCTTCACGCACCTCGGTTTCAGAAATTTTCTCGATCGACTGCCGTGCTGCCCGCCACGTGCGCACGACGATCTCGGGCGCGCGCAGCAATCCACGTAGTTGGTCAATCACCGCGGTTTCGATTTCGGCTGCCGGCACGCGGCGGATCGGGCATGCGGTGGGGGTGCGCTTCAGGACATCGGTCGAGACGTAGTAGCGGTACTGCTTGCCGTTGCGCCGTGTGTAGGCGGGCGACATGGCAACGCCCGTTGGCCCGAAAATCAGGCCCTTCAGCAGGGCGGGTGTTTGCGCCCGAGTGTTCATCGCCCGCTTTCGCGGACTCTCGCGCAGAATGCCGTGCACGCGATCCCAGAGGGACTGATCGATGATCGCCTGATGTTCGCCCGGATACGCTGTGCCCTTGTGGACCGCTTGGCCGAGGTAAACCCGATTGTTCAGAATTTTGTAGACGTAGCCCTTGTCGACCGGTTTGCCGCCCTTCGTGGTCATGCCTTCCGACCGGAGCGCTACGACCAGCTTGGTCATCGATCCAAGTCGCAGAAAGCGCTGGAACAGCAGGCGCACGGTGGCGGCCTCTGCATCATTGACCACAAGCTTGCGGTCCTGGAGCTGGTAGCCGAGCGGGATCCAGCCGCCCATCCACATGCCCTTCTTGCGGGAGGCGGCAAACTTGTCGCGGATGCGTTCGCCGATCACCTCTCGTTCGAACTGTGCGAATGAAAGGAGAATATTGAGTGTCAGCCGCCCCATGGACGTCGTCGTATTGAACGACTGGGTCACGCTCACGAAAGTGACGTTGTTGCGGTCGAACACCTCGACCAACTTGGCGAAGTCCATCAACGAACGGGACAACCGATCGATCTTGTAGACCACCACCACGTCGACGCGCCCAGCCTCGATGTCGGTGATCAGTCGTTGCAGCGCAGGCCGCTCCAGAGTCCCACCGGAAAAGCCGCCGTCGTCAAACCGATTGGGCAACAGCAGCCAGCCTTCCGCTTTCTGGCTTGCGACGTAGGCCTCGCACGCCTCGCGTTGCGCATCGAGGCTGTTGAACTCCATGTCGAGACCTTCCTCGGTCGACTTGCGAGTGTAGACTGCGCAACGGAGTTTGCGGACGATGGGCTTTTTCATCGTGCCGCCCGCTGGTTCTTGAGGCCAAAGAAAATCAGCCCGTTCCATCGCGTGCCGGTGATCGCGCGGGCGACGGCAGAGAGGGACTTGTACGGGCGCCCCTGATATTCGAAGTCATCGTCGCGCACCGTGACGCAGTGCTCGACACCTTGCCATTCGCGGATTAGGCGCGTGCCTGCGATCGGTCGGTCCTTGGCCGGCTGCCGCCGTCGATTCGGATCGCCACCATCCAGGTCCTCGGCCAAGGCCTCCAAACGCTCGATGGTCTCGGGCTTTAGGCCGCCGTAGGCGAGCTCCTGAATACGGTACGCGAGGCGGTGTTCCAGGAAACGACGGTTGTATGGTGGCGGCTCAGTGTCAAAGAGTTCCCGCCACTGCTCCTTCAGCTTTGGCGTTGGCGTCGATTTCAGGGCGGCCAGTTTGGCCAGCACGGCGTCGGTCATGCTATCGCCTCGCGTTCTCCGTCGTGGCCATGACCGCGTTGGCCGGGCGAGAAGTCGAGGCGAATTTCTCCGAGGTCGCCGGATATAGAGCTTGACCTTCGCGCCCGGAGCCGCATGAGCCCGGCCGCCAAGATTTCGGCGATTTCGTCAAGCCGTTCGGCGGCGGACATGCTGTGGGGATGCAGGGCGTTGGTCATTCGGCGCGGGACCTGGTTTTCCCCAGGCTTCTACTCAGCCATCGCCGCGACCGTCCCAATCCCGCCTTACCGGGGCGCGCAAATCTCGACTCATGCGATTATACCGTGTTAGAACACAACAGGAACGATTCCAATTAGATTCGGAGCCGAGGGCGATGGCCAAGAATCTGAAAAAATTCGTCAATCCGCGCTTTCTCAAGACGGTCGATCTGACCCTGCTGCGGCGCCTCTTCGACCGACATGACAGTCAGCTGCAGGGGGTGGACCTCGGTCTCCTTGATCGCGATCCTGATCGGGCCAGGCAGGCGCTGCTCGATTTTTTTGCGGGACCTGAGCAGAACTACCCGCGCGGACTGGTGGCGGACTTGCATCGGGTCGCGGAGGTCGGTACCCGCGCCGGCATGGACATGCTGCTGGAGCGCGCTCGGGCCATGAACGTGGTGCTCGTTCCGGCGCAGGATGCAGCCGCCGTCGAGCACCGCATTGATCCCAAGCACCTGGCGCTGCGGGCATTCCTCGACCATCCGGCTGTCTTCAACGCAGCATCCGACCTCGTCGCGTTGATGCGGCTGACTTCGCTTGCTGAGTTCGCCGGGCTTGATGAGGGCGTCGAAACTCGCCTCGATGACCAAACACGCAAAGCGTTCGAACAAGCGGCTGCGCGCCTGTTCGAGGCAGACTTGCATGGCAAGTACTGCCGGGTGGGTTGGTACCCAGACGATGATGAGATCAACGTCGTCGTCACGCACGGCACGCCGATCACGACGGTTCCAATCGTGGAGGGAGGGGAGGAGCGCATTATCAGTTTCAGCACGGCCGAGCAGGCGGTGCTGTCCTATTCCGCATCGGCCGGCCGCCTGAAAGTTGGTGGCGTGAGCAAGGCGCGCTGCGCCGATTTCGCTGAGATGTTCGCAGCGATCATGCTGGAGCGTCCTAAGTTCTTCGCTGCTCCGGATGCTCAGAATCTCTACACGCTGGCGCCGGTCGAGGCGGCGGGCTTTGGCTTCACCTTCGATCATGCCTTTGACCCAACCATTCGCCGCGTTCAGATTGTCGAAGCGCAGGCCGATCGGATTACGATCGATCCTCGATCAGGTGAGGAACGGCGCTCCTGGTCGTTGACGATGCGTGACAACAGCAACGCGCTGTTCAGACTCGGTAGCGAGGCACGCCGGATTGTCTTTTCGCAGGATGGTTATCGCCTCAACCATATTGTGTTTCGGGTGCAAATCGAGCCCGAAGGCGAACGGCCTGCGCGCTTGACCGTCAAGCTCAAGCCGCCCGGTTTTGCAATGTTCAAACGTGAGCGCTTCGAGGGTCAGATCATGACGCTCCTGCGGCGCAATGGGCTGTGTCGTGAGCGAGAGCATCGAGACCTTGCTATTGCGGCTCAGTGAGGCGGGCGAACCCGCAACGCTTTGGGGCCGACAGGCCAAGCCACATTTCGGAAGCGAGTTCGAACGTCTGCTCGCACGGCGCATTCTCGTGGAGCAGGCACCGGCGACCGATTGGCCGGTTTGCGCCTCTTGCGAATGCGGAATTGACGCACGCCCGATTCAGACGACCGGGAATCGCCACATCGCGCCTTGTCCGTATGATCATCGCCTCGATGCCAACCTTGACCACGACGATCTCCGCAGCTTTCGAATTGACGGCGAAGGCCTGATCAAGGAAATCGCTGCTGCTTCGGGGATCGCTGACGAACCGGAACCTGTCTTGCCTGGAATCTGGCATCTTGGTCCGCTCGGGTCGAAGCGAGCGGTATTCGGCGCGCTTTCAATCAGCGCCGCCACGCAGCCCGGCCTGATCGTCTCGATGAAAGCGTCGGCACGCGGTCAGCCGATGACTCTTGTTGCGCCGCCGTTGCCGATGTCCGAACGGCAACAGTTCAAGCAGGCGGGAATTCATCTGGTGGCAGTCGGAGATGCCATCGGCCACAACGGCACCGCCTGGGCGCTCAATCCTTCTCGCCTTGCGCCCGAGATCGTAGTTGCGCCGCGCCTCGTGATCGCGCGCTCGGTAAAATCCGTCAGGCTTGATGGCATCGAATACGCCCTATCGGATCAGACGTTCAAACTCCTGTGTCTGTTAGCGGCGCGGGCACGAGGTGACCAGCCGTTTGCTAACACCCGCGACATCGAGCAGGAAATCTGGGGTTCTTCCCTTCATCGCGTTTCTCGCTCGGCGCGAGACGTTGTACGCGAGCTCCGGGAAGCGCTTGTGACTGGCGCATCGGATCCGGACGCCGTTCGCCGGCTCATTGAGAACAAGCGCAACCGGGGCTGGCGGTTGACGCTGGCGGTGGACATGATCGATCTGCGAGCCTGATGCTTTAAGCGCTCCCACACAGCTCCCACGACATCCCCACGCTAAGCCCACCTGGCGGGGAAAGGCGGTCGGCATCCTGCGGTCATCATTCGAGACCGAGGATTCGACCAATGCAATCTCCGATTTCCCGCATCGATCTGCAGACCCTGTTGCATGAGGCCGATGTCGCCGCCCGCCGATTGATCCGCAAGCTAGGTCTTTCCACGGACCATCTCGCCGATTTTCGCCAGGAGCTGCTGGTCGACCTGATCGCCCGCCTGCCGGCGTTCGATCCCAACCGCGGTTCCCTCGGCGCCTTCGCCGGCATCGTCATGACGAACCGGGCCGCGCGTCTCGCCCACAAGGTAAAGCGAGAGCGCCAGCTCTATGGTGCGTTGCCGACCTCGCTGGACGAGACCTTGCCGGACAGCGATGGCGCCACGCGGGGCGACCTCATTTCCGAAGGACAGAGCCTATCAGCTTATTTCGGCCAGCCCGCCGATGGATTCGCCGATGTTGAGCGCCGGCTCGATGTCGAGCGTGGCCTTGGCGCCCTCGATCCGGATGACGCCCGGCTATCCGCGACACTTTCGCGATCGACCATCGATGAACTTGTCGACCGCGGTCATGCAGCGCGCAGCAGCCTCTATCGCCGTGTGAAAAACATCCGGCTTGCCCTGCTCGCTGCCGGTCTGAAGGCCGCCTGAGACGGTTCGGCCCGACTGCGAGTAGGACCCCACCATGATCAGTACCATCACCAAGCTTCCATGCGTCCGTCTCCGGATCGATGAAACCGACCTGTGCGGCTGGATCGGCCAGGCCGCACCGGGAGATGCGCTGGAGTACTACCGCGGCTTCCTCGCCATGGACACGTTTTCCCAAGCCAAGCGCCTGACCGAGCGCGAGCGCGCCGAGCTCATGCGCGTCGCGCGCCGCGCCTGGTGGGCGAGCGAGCAGAAGCTGATCCATCTCGTTCAGCGCCGCCACGGCGCCGACGACTACAGCTATCTCGCAATCGCGCGCTCAAAGCCGAAACAGGCCTCGGCCTCGCTCTCGTCGCTGCTCTTGGCGGAGGTCGCATGATGGCCCGCAACATCCCCAACCCGAGATTTCAGCTCAGCACCAACGAAGAGGTCTCCCGATGACTGCATCCGCTGCAGTGACCGCGCTGCGCAAGCGCCATATCTGGCTCGAAGCGCTGCCCGACACCGTTTCCATCCCGGCGCTCGAAGCACGACAGCGGCCGGCCGCCGACAAGCCGATCGAAGGCGCCACGCTCGACGACATCGCGTTCGCGATGCTCGGGATGGAGGCGGAATTCAACGCCGTCGGCGACCGGCTGCATGCGCTGCGCAAGCTCTACAACCTCGCTCGCCAAGCCGGTGCGCTCGGTTCTGACCGCGCGGTCGATGCGATCTCCGAGGGAGGTCGCTGATGTCGCTGCGCATCATCACCGCCGATCAGCGGCTCGCGGAGGCGCATGCCAAGACCACGATGGCGATCTTCGGGCCCTCGGGCGTCGGCAAGACCTCGCTGCTCAAGACTCTGCCGCCGGCGGAGACGCTTTGCATCGATCTCGAAGCCGGTATGAAGTCAGTCCAAGACTGGCCGGGCGACAGCATCCCGGTGCGCAGCTTCGGTGACGCACTCGACGTCGGCTGCCTGATCGGCGGCGTCAATCCGGCGGCCGACGAGAAGACCTTCTTCTGCGAGAGCCACTATCGGCACCTGGTCGACGTCTATCCCGACCTCGTCCGCATGATCGCGGGCAAGCGCATCATCTTCGTCGACTCGATCACCGACCTGACGCGGCTCGCCATGGTGTGGGCGAAGACGCGGCCCGAGGCGCAGTCGGAGCGGACCGGAAAACCCGACACCCGCGGCGCCTACGGTCTCCTGGCACGGGAAACGATCGGGCTCCTGAAGCACCTGCAGCACGCGCCCGGCCGCACCGTCATCTTCGTCGGCATCCTGGAGCGCATCACCGATGAGTTCAACCGCGTTACCTGGCAGCCGCAGATGGAAGGCGGCAAGGCCGCCCGCGAGCTCCCCGGCATCGTCGACCAGGTGATCTCCATGAGCCGGTTCATGGCGGATGGCGACGCGTGGCGCCACGAGCCCGACCGCGGCGATGTGCGCCGCCTGGTCTGCCAGGCGGCCAACCCCTTCGGCCTGCCCGGCAAGGATCGTTCCGGCCGCCTCGATCTGACCGAGCCGCCCGACCTCAGCGCGCTCATTCGCAAGATCAACCAGCCCAGCAAAGGATGACCACCATGTTCGACATGAACGACGCCGAGCCGCAGAAGAGCGGCGAACTCATTCCCGATGGCACCTTCGCCAAGGTGACGATGAGCATCCGCCCCGGCGGGATCGATGGCCAGAGCGAGATCGATCAGGCGCTGCTCAAGGCGCCGAAGGACCCGTCGAGCGACGTGCGCATGCTCGACTGCGAATTCACTGTGGCGGAGGGACCGCACGCCAAGCGCAAGTTCTGGCAGATGTTCACCGTTCAGGGCGGCAAGGTCGACGAGAACGGCGTCTCGATCGCCTGGAAAATCTCCAAGAGCACCTTCCGCGCCATGATCGACAGCGCGCTCGGGCTCGACCCGCAGGACATGAGCGAGGCGGCCAAGCAGAAGCGCATCCTGCGCGGTCTTGCCGACCTCAACGGCATCACCTTCGTCGCCAAGATCAAGGTCGAGGCGAGCGAGGATGCCCGCTACAGCGATCAGAACCGCCTCGACCGGGTGGTGCTGCCGACCGAGAAGGAATGGAAGCTGGTCATGGACGGCAAGGACGTGCCGGCGAGCCCGAGCCGCTCGCGCGGCGCCGGCAGCAAGGCCGTGGCCGCGCAGCCCGCCTGGACGCAGGGCGCAGCCCCGGGCGGCCAGCCTCCTGCTGCGCAGCGGTCGCCGCAGGCGTCTGGCGCTCCCGCCTGGTCGCAACCGTCATCCGGCGCCGGCGCGCCGGCGGCAAAGCAGCCGGGTCCGGCATGGCTCAACGGCTGAGCCATGACGGACGACGAATGGCAGGCGCACGTCGCGCATGAAGCGGCCAAGGCGATCGGCGAATGGCTCGAAGGAAGAGGACGGCTTCACCAGCCAATCCGCTCTTTGACCATGCCCGAGCTCGAAGCCATGGCGCAGAACGCCATCAGCCGCTTCATCGTGCTGGCGTCGCAGCGGATCGCGGAGGCACCGGACGAGCCCGAGTCGCAGAAGCTCTCGACGCTGCTCATGGGCTGAGAGCCTGTGCGCTCTGCAGTCGAGAGGCGCGCGGATTCTACTACACGCACCAACTGCGCCCCGACCGATACCCGACCTTCGCCTTCTGCTCGCTGCACTGCCTCAACGCCGGCGCCGCAATCGCCAAGAGGAACCACGGCATGATCGACAAGACCGAGCTGGAAACGCACGCGATCAAGGCGGCACGGCGCAATCTTGCGGAGGTGCTGACCGAGCTCGGCTTGATGGCGCCGTTCCACGACCGATCGGCCGACGAGATCGATCGCATCATCGAGGCCTGCGTCGACGGCTTCCAAGCGGCCATGCACCGCGAAACACTCAACGACGACATCCCATTTTGAGGCGTATCATGGACGTCGTCGATCTCAACCACGGCTCCGGATTTGTGTACGGCATCGGCGCGCGCGAGGTGTCCGTCGCGCAGCGCGTCAACACGCTGATCGACGCCGCTCTATTGACGGTACGGCGCGAGCAGCCTGAGCGCGATTACCTTGGTGCTTCGCGGCTGGGAGAGCCTTGCTGCCGCCGGCTCGCCTATGAAATCACCCACACGCCGCCGGATGACGATCACGATCTCGACGGCGCCATGCTGCGGGTGTTCGAAGCCGGGCACCGGTTCGAGGCGCTGTCGATCGAATGGCTGCGCGCCGCGGGATTCGATCTGCGGACGCAACGGCGCGACGGCAGCCAGTTCGGATTTGCGGCGGCCGGCGGGCGGCTGCGCGGCCATATCGACGGCGTGATCGTCGCCGGCCCCGACGTCGGCGTGCCCTGGCCGGCACTATGGGAGCACAAGGCCCTCAACGCGAAATCCTGGAACGACATCGTCAAGCGCGGCCTGCGCATCGCAAAGCCGCTCTATTTCGCGCAGGTCCAGATCTACATGGCCTACATGGAGATCGGCGCCACGCTGTTCAGCACGCTGAACAAGGACAGCCAGGCGCTCCACCACGAGGTGGTCTCGTTCGACCCCGCTGAAGCGCAGGCGCTCTCCGACAAGGCCGTCGACATTCTGCGCGCCGTCGAGGCCGGCGAACTGCCGCCCCGCATCGCCGCGGCCTCGGATTATTACCTCTGCCGTTCCTGCCCCTATGCGCGGCGTTGCTGGGAGGAGTGAGCCATGACCTTCTCACCATCGCCGCTCCAGGCCAAAGCCATCCAGGCCATCAAGGACTGGTTCACGAACCGCACCGCCGTGCAGCAGGTGTTCCGGGTCTTCGGCTATGCCGGCACCGGCAAGACCACCATCACCCGGCATGCCATCGCCGAGCTTGGTCTCGACACCGGCGCAAGCGACGGCGTGCTCTACGCCGCCTTCACCGGCAAGGCGGCGCTGGTGATGACCCGCAAGGGCACGCCAGCCTCGACGATTCATTCCCTGATCTACCGCGTCTCCGAGGCGACGCCGGCGGAGATCGAGAAGGTCAAGGAGGAGATTGCCGATCTCAAGGCAAAGATCGCGTCCATGGGTGCGGCCGAGCGCCTGTTCGCGGAGTCGCAGCTTCGCTCGCTCGAACTGCGGCTGTCCGACATTCACAAGCCGCGCTTTGTGCTGAACGAGCAGTCGATGCTGCGCGAAGCCAAGCTGCTCGTACTCGACGAGGTGTCGATGGTGGGCGATGACATGGCACGCGATCTTCTCGCCTTCGGCAAGCCGATCCTGGTGCTGGGCGACCCCGGTCAGCTGCCGCCGGTCAGGGGCGAAGGCGCCTTCACGCAATGTCGGCCCGACGTGATGCTGACTGAGATTCACCGCCAGGCCGGCGAGAGCGCCATCATTCGCTTGGCCACGCTCGCGCGCGAAAGCAAATCGATTCCCTACGGCGCGCACGACCAATTCGTGTGGAAGATGCGCAGGCTCGATGTGGCGCCAGAACAGATGCTGCGCGGCGGCCAGGTCATCTGCGGCCGCAACGCCACGCGCCTGCAGCTCAACCTCGCCATGAAGCGGGCGTCCGGCTTCGAGGGCATTTATCCGACCGGCCGGGGCGAGAAAATCATCTGCCTCAAGAACCGCAACGATCTCGGCCTCGTCAACGGCATGTTCCTCGATCTCGCCGAAGTGAAGGACGAGGACGAAATCTCGTTCACCGCCGTCGTCACCACCGAGGACGGACAGAAGATCGGCGGCACGAACGGCCCGCGCGAACGCTTCCGCGTCTACAAGGGGTACTTCGATGACCATGTGACGCCCGACCCAGAGCGCGAACGACGCGACCACTGGAAGAAAAAGACCATCATCGAAGCGGTCTGGGGTTGGGCCATCACCTGCCACAAGGCGCAGGGCTCGCAGTGGGAGAACATCATCGTCTACGACGACGGTCTTGGCCGGACGCCTGAGGATCGTGCCCGCTGGCTCTACACCGCCATCACCCGCGCCGAGCGCGGCCTCGTGCTGCTCGATTGAGGCGCCGATGCTCGACCTCAACGACGCCGAACCTGCACGACCCGCTGAGCGGTTTGATCTCGATGAAATCGTCGCGCGGCTGCGTGCGACCGCCGAGCATTGGGTGCCGCGGCATTTTCCAAACGGCCGGCGGGTGGGGGACGAGTGGCGGCTAGCCAACATCCGGGGCGATGCGCCGCGCAAGAACGGCTCCTGCGTGATTGCGCTCACCGGCGAGCACGCCGGGGACTGGATCGATTTTGACGGCGGCGGGGGCGGCGGACCCATCAACACGCTGGAGCACGCCATCCATCGCACCGGTCGCGAGCTGATCAGCTACGCGGCCGATTTGACCAGGACGGGCCCGCAGCCGAAACGCGGCGCCACCAAGCCCTCGTCCAAGCAGGCCGACCAGGCCCGCGAGATCGACCATATCGTCTCGAAGGCTCTACCGATCGCAGGCACGTTGGGCGAACGCTATCTCGCGTCCCGCGGTCTGTCAGCTCTGGACTGCACGGACCTTCTGTTCCATCCCGACCTGACGCATTGGGAGAGCCGGCGCGGCTTCCCCGGCCTGGTCGCGGTGGTGCGGGACGGCAGCGGCAATCGCATCGCGCTTCACCGCACCTATCTCGCCGACGACGGGAGCGCCAAGGCGCCGGTCAATAACCCGCGCAAAATGTTGGCCTCGATTGCCGGCGGCGCCGTGCGTCTTGCCAATCTCACCGACGATCACGTCGTTGGACTCGCCGAGGGCATCGAGACCGCGCTCTCAGTAATGGCGGCCTGCGCACGCCTGCCGGTCTGGGCCACGCTCTCGACCTCCAACCTGGAACAGGTCATTCTGCCCGCCGAAGCGCGGAAGGTCGTGCTTCTTGCCGACCACGATCCCTCCAATGCCGGGGCGCGCGCTGCGGCGGCCGCCGCCGCCCGACTGCACGCCGAGGGCCGGCGGGTCTTCATCGCCATCCCGCCCAAGGAGGGCCATGACTTCAACGACCTGCTGATGCGCGAAGGCGTCGATGCCGTGCGCAAGGTCGTTGAGTCGGCGGTCGAGTGGAACGGCCAGGGCGCTCAAGAAACCATGGCCCTCGTCGTCGACAGCGGCACGCACAGGCCGATCGGTCTGTCGCTGCCCGATCGCGCGCGACCGCAACTGCGCGCCGACAACGGCGATCTCGCCGGTGCGGTCTCGCAGGCATGGCGCATTCTGCTCGCCGCCAACAATCCACCCTGGCTGTTTCGTGCCGCCGGATGCCCGACCTGGGTGGTGCGCGACGACGACGGCCTGCCCATGGCAAAGCCGCTCACCGAGGACCGCTTGCGGCCGGTGCTCGCCCAGCTCGTGGATTGGCGAAAGGTCAATCGCAACGGCGAACTTATTCCCGCCCATCCACCCATGGCGGTGATCAAATCGATCCTCGCCACGCCCGATCCGGCGCTGCCGGTGCTCGCCGGCATCGTCACCACGCCGGTGTTCGGCCGCGATGGCGAGCTCATTACCGCTCCCGGCTACCATGCGGCCGCGCGCCTGCTCTACGATCCGCCCAAGGACTTTGTCCTACCGCCTATAGCCGCCCAACCGACCCCGGCGGACATCACTGCCGCGCGATCATTGCTGCTCGACGATCTCCTGGGCGAGTTTCCGTTCACCGGTGAGGCTGAGCGCGCGCATGCGCTGGCGCTGCTGCTCGTCGGCTTCGTGCGCGCCATGATCGACGGCCCGACCCCGCTGCATCTGGTCGAGAAGCCTACCCAAGGCACCGGCGCGACCCTGATGGTGGATGTGATATCGCTGATCGCGACCGGCTGCCGCGCCAGCGTCATGGTCGAGGGCAGCGACGACGAGGAATGGCGCAAGCGCCTGACCGCCAAA